CCATATTTTATCGAGTATAATGCGCATTCAAGTAAAGTGTGCACCTGAATTTTGCAATGATTTTTGGCAAAAAAAGTTATTTTTATTTTTTTCCGCCAAGCGAAGATAGGTTTTTCTACTAGGTTTGTCTCTACGAGATAATCATTAAATGTATCAAATAATATTTCTTTATCATTTGCAAAGTTTTGTATAATAGAAATAGTTTCAAATAGCTTGCTGGAACTTTCTCTGCCATGCATTTTGATTACATCTACATATTGCAATAACTCAATCCAATCATCTCTCCATGGAGTAAAGTTTGCTGTTTTTAATGGAGTACTAGGATCTTCCTTATCCCATTTCGGACAGCTTACTCTACTGATAGGATCATTAAAATATTGTGGAGCTGTTCCCATTCTTGAATTATTAAAATGAAAATGTTCATCCATTACCGGACATCCGCCTAAACATCCTTCATTGGCTAGTAATGATAACTTAATTTTATATTTTGTTTTAACCTTAAGCATTTTTTCAAGCATATCCCTGTCACGCATTAGATCTCTGTCTAGGTTAACATAATGGTAACCTGCTTCTGCTAATTTTGCAACTTCTCCGGCGGTATTGGGATTTCTTAAAATAGTGTTTTTAATATACAACTCTGGAAATTCAGATTGAATCTGCTTTGTCATCATCCAATGTGTATGTGGAATGGTAGCAGACCTAATACCGGCAGAATAGAGTTGTCTAAAGTTATGTATGAATAGGTCTAAGTTACGTTGATCGGGCCTGACAAGTGTATTATTAAATGTTGCACTTATAGGTATCCCAAGTTTTTCTTGAATTTCCAAAGCAGTTTCTATAGCTGCTATTTCACCTTGGACAAAAACATCTCCCATCGCATCCTGAATAAAAGGTGGCATCCTACTGGTAAAATACAAATCGTATACCCAGTCTTTGTAATCTTCTAAGAAACTAATAAAAAGATTGAATTGTGCAGAATTTAACTTTGGGTTTATTGGTACACTAAAAATTTTCATTTATAAATCATATTTGCTTGACTCAGTTATACCAAGATCACGCTGTTGATTAGCGGGCATGTTATAACCAAATCTGTTATGTATGAGAATATTTAACTGCTCTATACCTGCACATGATTTAATTTCGGTTTCAATCAATTGCTTTTTAGCCAACAAAGCTGCCACTTCTTGATTGTAGGCCTCTATAGCACCAACAACTTTATTTGCCATTTCATTAACGGTTATTCCTCTACTCTGCGCTAGAGATGTTAATAGAGGAGTAACAGTAGAATTATCTGCTATATATGCTTCAGCTTCTGATCGTTGCTGAGCCCAACTTACCTCTTCTAGTTTAGATACAGGCAAATTAATCTGTTGAAACCTTTTATCGTAGACATCGTCTAGTATTTTCCTTAATAGTGCTTTCATAAAAGCAGCGCCATTAGCCTTATCATTATCTGTAAGAAAATACTTTACTTTTGTTTCAGGAGGCTCTCCGCTTTCTAATATGTGATTAAGCTGCTCGTTAGCTGCGGTTCCGGCTCTTACACTGAGATATCCACTATAGTTTCCTGCAAACTTCCAACCTAAAGCTACCTCTTCAGTCAAGACAGTAGCTTTTAAATGTTCATATTTTGCGATATCTTTGATGCTATCATCTATGAAGCCAACAACATAATCTTGATATTGCCCCGCTCTACGAACCAATCCCAATTCTTGATCACTTACTGATTTGAATAGTAGATACATCTTGAGTTCCTTCCTGTGATAGATATAATTGTTTAGACAATTCAGTTACAGGCGCAGATGAACCTAACTTTTGAATATTTTCATTTATATTGCTAAGTAGGCTATTGGTACGCATTTCATTTCTGACAAAATAATCACAGGCTATCTGCATAACCTCATATTGCTGATCAGTTTCTAGCATACTTACTGCTTCCATGTTACCAACTCCTGCACGCCCATAGGCTATCATATCTAATGCAGTTTGTTTAGCTAACCTTAATGTCCAATAATGTCTTTCTAATTTCTCTGCTTCTATAGGGTCATCTATAAGATCCATGATCCTGCGACCATCTTCCAGATAGGCCTCAGGTGTAGCATTGAATTCATCTATTAATTTGAGATACATATCACGTTCTACATATGCATCACGCAGCCTAATAATACTTTTATGCTGCATTCTCTGTAGTTTTACTATCTCTAAATCATGCAACTTCTTTTGAGCAACGCTCTCTGTTTCTGCTTTAAGCTCCTCTTGAACTTCTATTTCGAAAAATATCTTTTGAACTTCATATTCCATATTTTCTACAGCGGCTTCTCTAGTGTTTAACTCTAACAAATATTGCTTAATTTTAGCATATGGCGTTATTTGCGCATTACCAATGAAGTTTTTTACTTTAAATTCCGGAACTACCCATTTTTGGTTTAAGGATTGTGCTATCAGGTTTTTTTGATGCTCTGTTAAAAAACCTGTATTTGTTGTTAACTTATCTGCTGTATAATTAAATCTCTCTGCGGGAATATTAACCTTTCCACACACAATGTCCCGAACTGCCCCCTGGGACACCTGTTCTAACTGATCCTGAACCGAGTTCGTATCCGGTTTCTGTAACATAACTAAATCTCCATCCTCTATTATTTTGTCCATTTGTGCAATCGTACATGCCCATCATATATTGATGATCTTGGCCCATATCAAAGTTTTCTTCACCACTATCGCCAACGGGTTTTCCTGTAGTTCCTAAGTTTACTTCAGTAGTAAGGTTCCAACGTCTAAGATTGTAGCCACCGCAATAAGTGCCTTCGTTTCCACAATATCCTCTACTAAGTTTACTATTAATACCTTTTTGTTGACTACCACTACCGCTAACTGAACCCGATGTGTTGACGGTCATTGTGCTTCCGCTTGCGAAACTATATTTATGAGTAGCATTTCCCCAGGCAAATGCTTTTAATTCATCACTGATAGTAGCAACACCATTGTCCATACTATCACCTGCCATACTTGTTTGACCAGTGGCGCTCATTGTTTCTGTAGTCCCGTTAAAAAAATCTATACCTGTATTACCTCCTCCCACTAACCAAGCGTAACTTTGTTCTTTAAAAAAGGTTCCCATATCACTACGATTAACAGTCATATTCCAGTTTGTATTAGTGCCTGCATTAGTTTCGGTAGCAAGATTAAAAGCACTGGTAGTAACGCTGGTTCCTGGCCATGTATTATCTGTTGACCATAAAAATCCTCTTGTAGTTGTACAAAACCCGCTAGTATAAGCGCCAGCATAGGTCAACAAATCGCCTAGATTTGTCATTACGTCAGTGGCATGTACCATACGATTAACATTACGCCAAGGACTAGTATCCTTATAACCACCCATAACATAGCCTGTTGTTATAATTTGTCTGTAGGTAAATGCTGTTCCAAACGGTTGAGATTCGTTATCAATAGGTTTCCAAGTATTACTAATGAAAACTTCCATAGCACCCGCAGTAGCATTATATATAACCTGACCTTCTACTGGGCTGGCAGGTCTAGTAGCAGTAGTAAATGTAGGAACATTTATTCCTGTGTTATCCGCATATTTTGTTGTGTTATAATAAAATGCCATTAATTATCCTTTCCATACACAGGCACCCGAACTTCCGCCCGGAACTCCTGTTCGAACAGAACCTGCTCCAAGTTCAACTCCAGAATCCGTGGCATATGTGAATTTCCATCCTCTGTTATTCTGAGCTCCATCAAAACACCCATGCATATACTGACGATCCTGGCCCATATCAAAGTTTTCTTCGCCGCAATTAGTAACAGGCTTAGCAACATCTGCTCCTGCAGAAGTTTCAGTGGTTAAGTTCCAACGTCGTAAAACATATCCACCGTTCCAGCTACCATTTCCTCCACCGTAACCTTTACCGACTTTAGAACTAATACCTTTTTGTTGACCATGAACACCTCTTACACTGGACGCACCATTGTCAGTAATCGTAGAACCTGTACCTGTAGCAAAAGTAAATTTATTGCCTGTACTATTATTCCAAGCGAATCCTTTAAGTTCATCACTAAACGATCCTAATCCATTAGTACCGTCGCTACCTGAATCATTAATCGTGCTAGACACACCAGACGCACTCATAACTTCTGTAGTCATGTTAAAAACATCCATGGCATTAGATCCACCAGATCCTCCAACAGTCCAAGCATAATAGAATTCTTTCCAGAGGTTACTCATATCCCCTCTGGCCACAGTCATATTCCAATTTGTGTTTAAACCTGCGGAAGTTTCTGTTGCTAAATTAAAAGCACTGGTAGTTACGCTCGCCCCTGGCCATGCTGTTGTACATGACCATAAAAATCCTTTTGTTAAACTTACACAGCCTTTAGTATAGGCACCGGGTTGACTAAGCAAATCTCCTAAATTAGTGCATACATCTGTTGCGTGATTTAAACGATTCACATTACGCCATGGACTAGAATCTTTATAACCACCCATTACATATCCTGTGGTAATAATTTGTCTGTATAAGAATGGTCTACTTTGTCCAGTTTCTAAATCGACTACATTTTTCCAAAGTCCTGAATCATAGATCTCCATTCTGTTAAGAGTAGTATTATAAATCACTTGTCCGTCAACTGGACTAGCTGGTCTAGTAGCCGTCGTTAACACCGGAACTCGTAGACCGTTTAAATCTCCAACATTGGTATTTCCTACATAAAATGTCATAATATTATTTCCATACGCAATGACCCGAACTACCGCCGGGGACACCTGTCCTAGTTGATCCTGCTCCTAGTTCACTTCCTGATTCTGTAGAATATGTAAACTTCCAAGTTCTATTGTTTTGGGCACCGTCATACATGCCCAACATATATTGTCTAGTTTGACCCATATCAAAGTTTTCTTCGCCTGAATTTCCTATAGGTTTAGCTACAGTTCCCAGGCTGCTATCTGTAGAAAACTGTATTCTGCGAAGATTATAGCCGGCGTTGTAGCTTCCCTCATTACCAAACCAACCTCTGCCTATTTTACTATTAATTCCTTTTTGTTGAGCATGAGTTGTTAGATCCCCTGGCTTGTTCGGAGCATATATTCTAAAAAGATTATTTGAAATTTTATCGTCAGGTGGAGTCGCTATATATGATCCTGTTAATACATTATATGCCATCCCTGTACTAAACACAAACTTAGAAGCTCCGTTATTACCATAAACATAAGCATGTTCTTCACCGCTTATACCTGCACTGGCTGTGCTGTCATAATAGCTTGTATAAGTTAAACCAAAACCAGATGCAGGTGAAACTTGTGTAAGCATAGTTTCATTAGTCAAGTTAAATTGTTCTACATCATTTCTATTGGCACCTCCTACGATAAATGCCCATTCTAACTGATTAAAAATAGTGGCAGGATCTTCCCTACCAACTTTTAGATTCCAGTTGCTATTAGTGCCTGCTGTAGTTTCGGCTGCAAGATTAAAGGCGCTTGTAGTGGTGCTGCTGCCAGGAAAACTGTTATCTGTAGACCATAAAAATCCCTTACTCAAATTACTAACTCCGCTAGTATAGGCGCCAGCATAAGTCAATAAATCTCCTAAGTTTGTACAAACATCAGTTGCATGTACCATACGATTAACATTTTTCCAAGGACTACCATCCTTATAACCACCCATAACATAACCTGTGGTTATAGTCTGTCTAGTTAAAAATACACTACGTCTTATGTCTTCTGCACTTTTCCAAACAGCGGCATCACTATCGTAGATTTCCATCCTACGATTTGTAGTATTATAAACTATCTGCCCTTTGACAGGACTGGCGGGTAAACTGGCTGTGGCCAGTTGAGGAACATTTGTTGTATTTGTATCAAACAGCGTAGTGTTATTATTTTTAAAGGCCATTACTGACCCCCTAGTCTACGTTTTAATTCGTCTATTTCATGCTGCTGCTCTTGTATGGCTGCTATTAACAATGGCACTATTCTTTCATATTGCACTGTTTCATAATCTACACTAACAGGGCTAGGTTTAACCACTTCAGGCAGAACTGCTTTCACACTTTGAGCACTAACACCGATTTTAACTTCATCCTCTTGCCCGAGTTCCTTAGCCTTGTCGTTAGGTCTATAATAAAATGCATCAATTGCCTTGACTTTTTCCACAGCATTTTCCACAGGTCCTATAACATCTTTTAATCTTATGTCTGAGTAGTTTGTTACTACATCACCTGCACAGTAGAAATGACTGCGCTGCCATACTCTACCATCGTATAGTTGAATAGTCCAATCTGTTCTACCATTACCTACCAGCACTAATTCATTAGGGTTTGTGCTATTGCTGAATATATTACCTGGACCACCTGTTCCGTTAGTGCCATATGCAGCACTTTGATTACCAGCCCAAAATATTCCCCAACCGTTGGCGCTACCTGGCGTTCCGGCAAATAAGTCCGACCACCCACTATAATCAGCAGTCATTTGAACTTGAACGTTACTGTCTCCACTTCCACTCTGCGTAACATTACCTAAAAACTTAGTGGCTGTTATAGATCCACCTACTGTCATAGCAGAACCAGTCCAAGTTCCAAATCCTCCTGTTACACCACTATTATTATAAAGTAGTTGTTGGTTAGTTCCACCTATAGGCCCGGTCGGCCCTTGAGGTCCGGTAGCGCCTTGAACACCTTGTGGTCCTTGAGGGCCTTGAGGGCCAGTATTTCCTGTTGGTCCCTGTGGTCCCTGTGGTCCGGTATTTCCTTGTACGCCCTGTGGTCCTTGCGGTCCTTGCGGTCCCTGTGGTCCGGTATTTCCTTGTGCGCCTTGGGGACCTTGTGGTCCGGTTGATCCAGTAACGCCTTGAGGTCCTTGGGGTCCTGTAACTCCCTGTGGCCCTTG